CAAGTTCCGACGGTTGCCCTTGCCCTTCCGGGCTTTCCAGATCGCATAGCGCTTGGTGAGCGGCTTGGCAGCGGAATCCTCCGGACCCTGAGCCGCGGCGACCCGCACTTTTACCGCCGCGACGCCCGCCGCGCCCAACTCATACATCTGGCGCTGCCGGAAATTCAACAGGTCGAGCCGCAGTTGCTTCTTCTGGTAGACACGAACACTGGGCATCGATCGCCTCCGAGAACTTGTGCGCAATTGCCCACAAGTCGTAAACCTCCGCCAGATTTGGCGGAAGTCCGACTTCCGGAAGATTTTCCGGAAGTCAGTTGGCTCTGCGTAGCCGGAGCACGGCAGCGCCCTCGGCATCGGCCTCGATGTCGAAGACCTTGTAGCGCACGCCTTCGATCTCAACCTCGTCGCCGCGCACAGGCGCCGCAGGCAGGTCCGCCAACCGCATAAACAACACCGCATAGACGCCCGGCGATGCGTCTTCGGCTTCCCGCGCCGGCTGAAACACCGCGCGGACGGCGGCCTGCCCGCCAACTTGAGGAAGGTAGGTGACCTCCCGCCCGAAGACCCGCAGGCAGGCCCCGTCCACCCGGCTGACGGAATCACCGAACGCCATCAGGAGATGAACGCCCCGTTCAGCCGGACCCGTCCCGTAGCGTCGCCGTCGGCCGCGGCCCTGGCAGCCACGCCGATCAGCTTGTTGCTGGTCGCGGTCTTCGTTGCGCGCTTGTTGGTGTTGTCCCAGTAGATGAGGTCGCCGGCCGACCAAGCCGTGCTCGCGCCGGTCTCGCGGACCAGATCGAAGACGCCCGCCACCTGGAACTCGACCTCTTCGCCGCTCGCCACATCGGTCGCGGCCACGCCGAAGATGGAGCCCACCAGCGCGCCGCCTCCCGAACTCACCGCGTAGGGTGCGGTGAGCGTAAGCGTTTCGCCACGTTGAATGTAGTTTTTCATCGCTCAGCCTCCTGTTAGCTGCCCAGGTTCTTTTGGAGCCCGCGCCAGTCAATCGCCTTGGCCCCGAAGTCGAGCCGCGCTTTGATCTCGACCCCGTCCACATCGAAGCCCTGCCGGGTCTCGATGTACACGCCGTCCTGGCCCTCGAGGTAGGCGTACTCGATCGTGTCGATCTGGTCGGGCGAGGCGAACAGATACCATGCCGTGGTGCTCGCTGCATCAAGCCGGGGCTCGGCAATCGGCGTCAACGCCCGGATGTAGTCGGGCACAAGGTCGGCCGATTTCGCGGGCGCCAAGTTTGGCGCGATCATCTGGAAGGCCGCCAGTTGCAGCGCCACCGGCACCACCAGATAGCGCGGCTGCACGTTCAGCACGGTGATGCCATCGAGTCCCTTCTGTTTGGCCATCGCCGCCATGCCCGCGCCCAGGCCCGTCAAGGCCAGCGCGCTGCCCGTACCCGTGTTGAGGTTCGCGTGGTTCGCGTGGAACAGCGCGACGCCGTCGCCCATTGCCGGGTTCGAGGTGATGATGCCCCACACCGTATCGCTTTCAAGCGTCGCCGCCGCCACGCCGAACCCGGCAGGGATGCGCGTGAAGGCGCTCAGATCGTCGTTGATGATCGTCTGGCGGGTGATCGAGACGATGCGGCCATAGGTGGCGAGCTTGTAGGTTTCCTTCGATTCGGCGATCGAGCCGTGGGTGAACTCGCCCTTCTCGTTGACCTTCATCAAGCTCGGCGCCTCGCCCAACTGCACGGCGTTGATGTTCTTGAAGTCTACGGCCGAGCGCCGGCGCGAGAACGGCAGGAAGGTGCGCGGGTAGGCTTCATAGGCCTGTCGCAGAGTTTTGTTGGCGACATCGGCGAGGATCGAGGGGAAGTCGGAAGTCGACAGGGCGAGCTTGGCGATCTCATGGCGCGGCAGCCGCCTGGTGCGCGTACCGGAGGTTTCGAGGCACTCCTTGGCGAGATCGAGCAGCGTCTGCCCGGCCCAGTCGCGCCCGAGGTCGTCCTTCAAGGGGAACACCGCCGGATCGTAGCGGTGCAAGAGCGCCGCCATGATCCCGGCGCGGCGGGTCTCGGTCTGATCGCGCGTGACCACGGCAGCCGCGCTGCGGATGGGATTGCGCTCATCCTCTTCAGCCCGCTTGTCGAGCGCAAGCTTGCGGAACTCTTCAATCGAAGTGCCCGCCTCGACATGCTGAGCGACGAGCCGCGCATCGACGTTCAGCGTGCGCCCGACCTTCTCGATTTCCCGGATGCGCGTGCGTTCGGCCAGCGCAGCGGCCTGGCGCTCGGCATCGAGGTTGATCTTCAGTTCGTCACGGGCCTGTTCGCCCGTGGCATTGTTCTTGGCGCCGGCAACGCCGGCTTCCACGATGGTTTCATCCATCTTCTGCTCCTGTGGGCCAGTTGCCCGTTCGAACTTGAATCCCGCGCCAGGATCGGCGCCGATGGGCACGAGCGACACTTCCTCGGGTTCCCAATCTGTCACTAGCACCTGGCGCATCGCCGCTCCCTGCGGCGTCACATCCTCGACCGCGTGAATCGCCACGCCCATCGAGGCGTTGCGCAGGATGCCGTCCTGGACGTCCTGCCAGATGGGATCCACCTCGGCGCGCTTGGAGAACCGCACCGTCGCTTTGCCTTGGCCATTCTCGACCCAGGCGCGGGCGATCACGCCGATGACATCATCGACCGTGAAGTCGCGATGCCCGTTGAGCAGCGGGGCCGAGCCGCTCGCGAGGCGTCCCATGCGGATCGCGCCTGGCTCCATCGAGAAGCGCATCTCGAACGGGCCACGCGCATCGTAGCGGCGGACCGATGCGCCCGTGTACCAGGTCAGTGTCGCCGTGCGTTCGTCGCGGTCGGTTGGAGCCAGCGCCTCAAACTGGGCTTCCAGCCGTTCTCTCGTTGGGGTCATTTTGAAGCTCCTTCTGTTGTGCGCCGCTTTGCGTGACGCGGCGCGGATCGCAGTCAAGCACGATGCCGCGCTCGTCGAGCAGCCGGTTGATCTCGGCGATCTGCTCCAACTGCGCGTCGGGGTCGTAGCCCTGCTCGGCGATGGCTTGCCGCAGCGTGAGCGTTCCCGTGCGCAGGCGGTTGAGCGTAGCGACCGAGTCCTTGTACGGATCGACACTGCCGAAGCCGGGCGGTGTCCACTCGGCGCGAAACGGGCCGAGTTCGGGGATCGCGCCGGCCGCGTAGGCCACCGTGAGAAACCGCTCCCAAACCGGCGTGCAAACCATCGGAATGAAGGTTAGCCACCGGAAACCCTCGATGCCGTTGCGGAAGCTGAGGAGGCCCGCGCGGTAGCTCGAGTAGTTCACGCGCGAGAGGTCGCCGGTCAACTGCTCGTAGGTGAGCTGCAAGCCCGTGGCAATTTGAGCCTGCTTGGCGGCGACGTAATCCCGGTAGCCCGCCGAGGCCGACGGCGAGGCGAAGGTGATCTCCTCACCCGGCTTCAGGTACTCGATCATGCCCGGCTCGAAGCTCTCGACGCGCTTTCCGGTGGCCGGGTCCGGCGCGGCCGGCGCAATCGGCGGCCCATCCGGGCCCTGCGGCTGCGTCACAAACGCCGCAAAGCAGGCCTCGATCTTCTTGCGGACCAGTTCGGCTTCCTCGTACTCATCGAGATCGCGCAGCGTTACCACGACCGGCGCAAGCCACGGCACGCCCCGGACTTGGCCGGGACGGTCCTTGCGGTAGATGTGCAGGACCTCGGTGGCAGGGACGCGCACCGATTGCAGCGACGCCCCGCCGCGCACGCCCGTCTGAACGAGATCGCCGGGATGCTGGCCGTAGAGCCAGTAGAAGACGCGGCGGCCCACCAGATCGAACTCGACGCCCTGGATGATGTAACCCGACTCGGTCTTCTGCGTTTTCGTGTGGTCGAGGTAGTCCGGCTCGAGGACCTGGAGCTGTAGCGGAACCGTAAGGCCATCGCTTTCGCGCCGCTGGCGGAAGCGCACCAGGCACTCTCCGCTCTCAAACACCGTGCGCGCGATCAGCGCCTGAAGGCCATAGAAGTCGAGCTGGCCGTCAGCGTCGCACTCTTCTATCCAGTCGGCCCAGGCCGCGTTGATCAAACGGTCCAGGTCCGGCTCGCCGCTTCGCGCCTGTGCCGTGATGCCTGTGCCGATGGCGTTGCCGACCACCTCGGCCACGGCGCGCGCCGCGTAGGCGTTGTTGCGGATCAGGTCGCGCGAGCGCTCGCGCAGCTTCGACAGCGCCACCGAGATCTCGGCGTTGGCTGAGTTGCCCGTCGTGACCCACCCGCCGGTGCGGCGATCTGTCCGCGCGCCTTCGTAGGCGAGGCGGATGAGTTCTCCCGCGCGGCGGGCGCGCATCCGGCGCAGACCTGTCTCGGGCGATACCCAGGCGATCGCTTTGTCGAGCCAGTTCATCCTTTTGAGGTCTGAGCGAATGAGAAGCGGTCTGTCGTGGTTCCGGATTCCGCGGCGAGTGCTTCCTGGATCACGGCCCGAGCCTGGAGGAGTTCCTCCATCGAGCGGTGGGTCACCGTGCGGTCGCCAAAGCGGACGGTCAGTTCGCCGCTGGCGATGGCTGTTTCAACGGCGTCGAGCTGTTGCTGCGTCCAGGCCATCTACCCGCGCCTCCGCTTGAAATAGAAGGTCGCCCGCGTCCCGAACTCGCGCACGACGGCCACCAGTTCCCACCCTTGCGCGCCATGTTCAGCCAGCAGGTCCAGCGAGTCGGCGTCTCCAGTGACCACCAGGTACTCCCAGGCGCCAGGCGTCCCCTGCGCGCTCGGCTGACTTCTGACTTTCATCGCGTGAGCCACTTCCTTCCTCGCTCGCCCAGCCAGCGCTCGCGGTCCCTGTCATCCTCCGGCACAAGCCGTGGACGGTTCGCCGCCAGAATCTGATCCGCTTCGTTGTCGAGCGACAGGCCCATCGAGATGAGAGCGCGCAACGCCGCGTAGGCGTAAACGCGTGCATCGAGCGCCTCCTGCCGCACGCCGGGCTTGGGCCGCCACTCGCGCTTCGGCTGGCCCTTCGCATACGTGGTCACCAAGACCTCGCCGAGGAGCTGCTCGAAATAGCCTTCCTCGCGGTCGGCCGGAAAGTGTGAGTAACCGGGCGTACCCGGCGTCGGGTTCTTGAGCCGCCCGTAGATCGTTTCCTTCGCGGTGTCCGTGCCGACGATCCACGGCTTCTCGCCGCGGATGTTCTTCGCCGTCGGCTTGCGCTGCCAGACGGGCAGCGGGCCGCCTTTGCCCTTCACGGCGAAGATGCGCCGGTGGTAGCGCGTGCGGCAGAACTCATACACCGCCTGCGACTCGTAGCCCGCGTCGATCGCGCACGCCGCCACGGGCAGCGAGATCCCCGTTTCGTGCGGCCAGCGCCGTTCAAGATAGGTGTCGAGCTCCTGCCAGACCAGCGCGCCCGAGGGATCGCCCGGCAACACGCGGTACTCGATCGACCACGATTCCTCGCCTCGCCCCCAGCCGACGAGTTCCAGTTCGAGTCGGTCCTTCTGCACATCGACGCCCGCCGTCAGCACGACCGCGCCATAGGGCACTGCGGCCCGGTAGTGTTCGCGTCGCGCCATGACCGTCGCCTGGTCGACCGTGGTTTCCGCAGCATCGTCCCAAGGCTCGGCGAGCACCGTGTTCACGAACTCGCGTAGTGTCTCGATCGACTTCTTGTCGGCCAAGAACTTTTTCGCCAGCGCGCCCCACTTGCGCCACGGCGAATAGAGACCGTTGATCCAGAATCCGGCGATGTCGGCCACCTCGGGCCGCGCCGCGCGCCACTCGCCGGCCTTGAGCATCTGGTGCTTCTGCCAGTCGGCGATCAGCTTCGAGCAGTGCTCGCAGCGGTAGGCCGCCTTCTCCGGCGCCTCCTTGGGCCACACAAGGTTGCCCCACGCGAGCACCTGGTAAGCGCCGCAGTGCGGGCAGGGCACCCAGAAGCTCTGCTGGTTCGAGTTGAGCCAAGCCTGCTCAATGCGCGAGGCGCCCTTCGTCGTCGGCGTCGAGCAGAGCACGATCTTCCGGTTCCAGAAGTTCGCCGTGCGCGTGATGGCCAGGTTCACGGGATCGCCTTCGCTTCCCGCGCTGGCCGGATAGCGGTCCACCTCATCGAGAAGGCAGTAGCGGATGGAGCGCATCGCCAGGCCCGCCGGCGAGTTCGCCGCCGCGAGCGTAATCGAGCCGCCTAGGAACTTCTTGTGCAGGATCGTGTTGTTCGAATCCCGCGAGCGGGCATCGGCCACCTTGCCGCGCAGGCACGGCGTGTCGCGCA